AACTCTTTTGCTTTTTCATATAACTTCTCCAAAATACACAGGACGAAAAGGGCACGTTCCCTGTGCCCTGTAAGAATGCACTAACCGCCGAAGGTGAAGTCACCTCCATCTTCATCTTCCTCTTCCACTTCCTCAGGAACCTCGATACAACCACCACCGAAGGTGAGTTGTCCATCACAAGGTACAGGTTGTGGAGGAGGAGGTGCCACATAATCACGCTCTTCCACTGGTTTCATGCGCTCTATCTTCAGAGTCTTCACGAGACCACCACGTGCTTTGTAGACGCCATACTCAGAGACATAAACTTCTTCACCGTCTCGGAGAGTCAAGGTTGAACCGTCTTCGAATTGAATTACGGTTTGTGCGAATGCCATGCTAGAGACTAGCAAGAATGATAGTAAAGTGTATTTCATGGAGTTGCTCCTTTTGTCATGTCCATACACTTTGTATATATCAGTCGTCCAGAACGTGGTGCATGGGTCTCCACCCATGCCGTATGAGCATCGTTGGATCAGCAAGAGTGTGCTCGCGCTCACCACTGACCGCAACGACTGGTAAGTCGTTTCCTGGACAAACTTTATCTGCCATGTCAACGACAGAGACAGGCGCACCATTGCCAACATCTACTGCTACATGGTTCTTGAGTGCATCAAACTCCGTGATGCACACGTCAATCGCAGAGCACACGTCAGCGACATGAGTCCAGTCTCGAGTGTGGTTGGTTAGGTAGTCAACCTTTCCCTGCTGCAGCATGTCATAGAGCATGTCTTCACGAGAGTTTGGACCATAGACCGTATGGAATCTCAGTCCCAGTGAGTTATCGGGCGCGATGTGTTCCATCGTCCACTTGGTCATAGCATATGGCGACAACCACCACTCGTAGATAGAGGACGACGAGGCATAGATGATGGGCACATCATACTTCACACAAGAGTCGAAGATCTTCTGGGATGCCACCACGTTCACGTCCCAGTAGAGATCGGGTTTCTTGTGAGACATCCGCACACCTGCCATCGCAGCAAGGTGCACCACCATGTCGAAGTCGGTCAGGTCTTGATCCCAGTCGCGAATATCACCTGCATATTCGTAGATGTTATATTTGCGACGATAGTTGTCAAGGAAGTGATTGGCAATGAATCCTCGCCGATAACCTTGGGTGCCAGTTAACAGGATATTCATATTTTCTGCTTTATGATCCATAGTAGATCTTCGCAAGATGCGCCTCGAATGCTTCGATCTTCGGTCCTCGCCCTTCCCAATATATGTACGATTTAGTATCAGCATCCTTCTTGAGGTTGTTCAACAGTGGTTGGACTGCTTCGTACATCTGCTTGAGTCGTGCTTGGAGTTCTGCTGCCTCGCCTGACTTCGCTTCTGCTTCGCCCTTCGCCTGCTGTATGACTTCTAACTCATCGAGATTGACACTCGACATATCGTTGAAACCGAAATCGTTGAATCCGCTCATTTGGTGTACTCTCTGATGTTGATTGATTTGCCAATGGTGGCGTCTAACTTGCCCATCGTCATTGCTTCCTGCCTCAGTGCCAGTGCTGTCTCTTTCGGCGACACACTGAATGTCTCGCGATACCAGCAGTCGAACCTATCGGACAGGTCGACCAGTTTACGAAATAGTTTGTGCTTCAAAACAACTCGTCCTCTGTCATCACCTGGAATGATATACCATGCTCAGTGCAGTACTCACGAGCACTGGACCACTTCGCCTTGTTCTGCTTCCAACCTTTCTGGTACTTGGGTTTGATCTCAATGAGACGACGGACGATGTCGCCAGTCGAGTCGATCATCTCGATCAGGAAGTCGGGATAGTATGATCGCCTCTTTCCTCCAAACTCATAGGGTATGGACAGTTCCTCGCTACTCCACTTGAGTATGTTGGGTTGCTTATCGCAGTACATCATGAACAGTCGTTCCCAACTGCTACGGTAGATGATACTGGATAGGTTGCCGTCATACTTCTGTGGATTGCGAGGACGATACCTGCCCTTGAAGTGACTGCGCTTACTGCCCATCTTCTTCCCATGCGCCGCAAAGGTTGCAGGTCTCATTCTTACCTACCCACACCACTGACATGTCGACAGTACAGGAGTGCTGCCACATGCCATCATACGCCACCTCACGGAGCATATTGTTTTTGTTAGCAAATGCCTTGTCCCAGTTCTCGTCAAACTGGTCTTGAGAGACCGCTGAGGGTCTCTGCTTGTCTCCCTTTCCATTCATGACGGTATAACCAGTCCACTGGTTTGTTGACGCCAAGATGCTACCAACTCGGGTGAGGTGTCGACCATGGCAACTGCACCGCCCTTGAAGATCACTGCCTCATCTGGGTCTGCCTTGCCAGTCATACAGATTCCAGGAACCAAACCTGCGCCACCTTCCTGTGCTACGAACAGGCGAGGACTCTCGAGCGTGATAGACGACTCATCCTCTGCCTTAATTTTACCGATCACTTCACCGATCGGAGTCACCATTGTTACTACATCACCGTTTTTCATTCGTCATCTTCCTTTTTTAGTTTCACTTCGTTGTCGAGATCTATTACCATCTCATCTTGATCATCTTCTAACTCGATCATACCCATTTTGTGCAGAGTATCTATTGTTGTTCCAATACCTTCCAGCATACCTTCATCGTGACCCTTTATCCTTCCTTCACGAATACCCCACACCCATGCTGAAACCATGAGGGCGAGAGTCATTACAGTTTGCCACTCAGGTGACATCATAATTGCTCCAGTATGTTCTCTGGCGACGACACCTCGTATGGGTCATCTTCACAGTTGTCTGTGAATCCTGACTCGACGAACATCCCAACAACTTCCATGTTGTCCACAATTGCAGCATATCGCCATGAGCGCATACCGAAACCGAGATTGTCCTTGTCGACGAGCATGCCCATCTGGCGGGTGAAACGACCACTGCCATCGGGGACCACCTTGACGTTCTTCAACTGCTGGTCTCGTGCCCATGCATTCATCACGAACGCATCATTGACCGACATGCAGTAGATCTCATCGATGCCCTTCTCCTTGAATTGTTCGAACAATTTCTCGAAGTTGGGCAATTGCTCGTTGGAGCAGGTGGGAGTGAATGCGCCTGGAAGAGAGAAGAGGACACACTTCTTGTCTGCGAACAGATCCTTGGTGGTAAACTCTTCCCATCGGTATGGATTGTCTCCCCCGATCGACTCGTCTCTCACACGAAACTTGAACGCCACCTGTGGCAGTTTCATTCTTTCGGGACTGTAGTCCTCACCGATGTAGTCAACATTAATGATTTCCATTCAACTCTCCTATTTTAACAAGCACGATGAATCCCACGGCAGTGAATACCGAGGATAATATTAAAGATATGATTAGATCACTTGGGTTCATAATATTAGTCGCTAACTGTTGTAACTGTATTTATTACTCAATTCAAACACCATTATCGCCTATTCGGGGAACAAAGGCAAGGTTTGGAAACCCGAATAAAAACAATAACTTGCGGTATAGGGAGAGACGCCCTCTCGCGCCCGAGGAGGGTCGTGAGAGAGCGGTATACAGAGCGTTTAGTAAGGTCGAGAACGCCCCAGAGAGGCGGTTGGACTTCCTTGTCCAGTGTCGTTTACAGTGATGCAGATACCGTGAGGATAACTGCGTCTTCTGCGAGGTCGAGTCCACCGACCGCTTCTGTTTCAAGGTCGGTTCCGACCCATGCCACTTTGACTGTCACATTATCGACGACATTCATCGATGCTGCAACTTCATAGTCCATGTACTGGTCTTCGCCGTCAGCGAAATATGGTTGGTCAAAGTCATTCAGTCCAGCATGTGCGTGGAGCATGACAGGACCGACAGGCAGATTATATGCCGCACCATATCGAGTGTACTCAGCACCAGTGCCCGAGTAGTCGTCTGAGTAAATGACGCCAAGTGTTGCACCCATCGCAGAGGCAGTTACTGATAACTCCTCATAGTCTGGGTCGACAGCATAGTCACCTGTATAGTCATACATTCGATACTCAGCACCAACACTTACTGATGCGAGGTCGAAGTTAAATCCAGCAAAGTAGTCAAGTTCTGCACCTGATTGCATTGAGGATGCCCAGACACCAGCGTATACACCTGATTTGTGTCCGAGTGTCATTCCACCCTGAATCGCGGGTTCCTCATCTGTCTGACTGACGCCACGAAAGCGATAGTCGGAAGTAAGGGCGACTTCAGCAGTCACATCGAATGGAGCAACCTGCTCTTGAGCAAGGGCAGTGCCTGCAAATAACGCAGAGACAACTGCGAGCGAAAGAATTGATTTCTTCATTTGTATTTCCTTTTTGGGGGTTTGAATATCCCAAGAACGTGGGACGAAGATTATTTATCGATGTAGCACGTTCTTGGGGGTGGTATCGGTACTTTTACAGGTCATTGACAGTTCTCGGGGGCGGTTAGAACATAATCACCTGTCAAGACAGTACCGTTGGGGCAGATTATCTTGTAATTCGGGTCGACATCCTCGCATAATGGATTACCAAATCCGATGTACCAACTTCCATTATAACAGGGGTCGGAGGGTGGTGCAACGTATCCGCATTGTGTGCTATTCAACTGGGGTTCGGTGTATGTGCCACCTTGACCGTCTGCTTTGGTGACCAACAGAGTCGTTCCAGCACAGGTGCTACTAATCACAGTGCCTGCGTCAGCGTATTCTTCTGCCTTGACAGCAATAGTGCATTGATCATCTGCTCCATCGCCATCATTATCTTTACACCTAATGGCAACTTCAACTCCGACTATGTTCACATCGACATCACCATTCGGATACTTAACTGACGTGACAATAGAATCAATTGGTTCATCGGTTTCGAGAATGAAACACGCTGGTGCGCCAGTACCATTGAAACATATATCATATGGTTTGGAGAATGCCTCCATAGAAAATGCTGCAAACAGTAACAGTGCTGGGCGTACTATATTCATTACATCTGAAATCCGCTAGTGTTAAGTTTCTTGCCTGATGGAGTCTGGTCGAACACAGGGACATCGGGAGTATCGTCGATCAGTCCCAACTCTGCCTCTTCTACATCAAACAACTTCATCTTTGATCGATCGATACCCAACACAAATCGTTTGTGTACGCTTGGGTCATTGTATCTGTTCTTCAACTGTTTAACCATCACCTGTCCAAGTTTATCTAACTCTTCATTAGCAACCAGTGCCAGCATCAGATCAGCAGTGGCAGGTAGACCGAAAGACTCCGAGGTATCCTCGAGTCCAGGGTCAGAGGATGAGTAACCTGACCGAGTGGTCTGAGTAGCAGTCACAATCGGCACATCAAACTCAACTGCCAGACCACGGATCTCTTCTGCGATCGACTTGATCAGCGAGTATGTGTTTACCCCACCACTCAGTCCCTTGATACGAGAGGAGGAGCAGATGTTGAGGTAGTCGATGAATATGATATCAGGGACAAACTTCTTCTTTAACTTCAACTCATTGAGTAGAGCACGGAAGTGACCACTGTGCGCCTGACCAGTAGGATACTCCTTGATGATCAGGGATCCTTGAGTCTTGGCAGATATCTGACTGACCTTATTGACGAACACTTCCTTTGCCAGTTTCTCGATCTGATCGAGGGGAACATCCAGTAGGTTGGCGTCGATCCTCTCGGCAATACGTTCCTCGCTCATCTCCATAGTAATGTAGAGGACGTCCTTGCCCTGACTGAGTGCACCTGCTGCGTTGTGACACATGAACAAACTCTTACCAGCACCAGTACCTGCCATGACCACATTCAGTGACTTGTTAGGCAATCCACCCTTGGTGATCTTATTCAGATAGTCGAGGTCGAACGGGACTCGCTCCTCTACCATGTGGTAGAACTCATACCGAGACTCGGCATCGTCGAGGTAGGAGTGACCGATATTGGTATCGAAGGATACGCCGAGTGCCTTAGACAGTATGTCGGGCAATGCGCCCTTACCGAGAGTCTTGTGTTTACCATCGATGATGCTGATGGACTCCATGACTGCATTGAAGAGTGCCTTGTCCTGGCAATACTTCTCGGTCTGGTCGAGCAACCACTGTAACTCTGTGTCTCGGTCTGGTTCAAACAGGGTAGGCAGTAACTCCTGTGCCTGAGTATATTGCGTCTCCGTCATGCTCTCGGACTCAGAGAGGGAGATACGGAAGGAGGTGAGGGAAGGTATGCCGTTGTATGCAGCGACGTAACGAGCAAACTCGACGAACAGTTCCTTATGGACACCTTCGAAATAAGAAGGGTCCATAAACGGAACCACTCTTCTCATGAATTCCTCATTTGTAAAAAAGTTCCGAAGTATTACTTCGGGCATATCAGACGTCATGTGCCACCAATGTCTTGTTCTTCTTTGCTTCAGTAATGATGCGGTTTACAATACCAGTCAAGAGCGCCAAGAACACATCATGGTCAGGTACGGTCTCCGAGTCAGGAGACGACAACAACTCATAGTCGAAGGTCAGAGTCTCGGCACGGTCCAGTGTGATACCGTGGAACTTCACAACCCAGTCCTTGAACGGTTCTTCCTCGAGGAGGACTGCCCATGCGGTCTCATCATCGGGTTTAGTCGGGTCTTCAACGATCAGAAACTGGACACCCTCTTCGATGCCCTCTGCTGATATTGGTTCACCTTCCAGTACAATAACATCTTCTGCTGGTTCTAAATCATCAATCATCATTCTAAGTCCATATCAATTTCTTCGATTACCGCCCCGATCTGGTATCCCTTGCGGATAAACTCTCTGAATTCATCACCTTCGAACAGGGGTGCCCAGAATGCTTCGGTCATGGTGTCTGCCATGCGGAACTTCTTGTCTTCGACAGCACCAGTGGATCGGTCGACTCGAGCATACCAACCGTTGGATGGTTTGACTACAAAGTTGCCTGCCATTGCGACATCCAACAGACCAGACCACTTCTCGATGCCACCTTCCCACGATACGCTGATGGGAACCTTGGACTTCTCACGGACGAATCGACTCTTCTCAACATTGATGATGAAGTCATATCCAGTCACCTCGGTGCCAGTCTTCTGTTGACGACGACCAAGAATCCAGACGTTGTCCGCTGAGTACATGATGCCAGTACCACCTGAGACGATGTCCTTCGGGAACAAACCAATCTCTTTGTATGTGTGGTTGATAGCAAGCATGGGGATGTCCTTCATGGTCAGGTATGGTGTTGCCATACGGAACAGACCCTTCAGTGCCTTTGCCCGACTCATGTCGGCGACTGCCTTCTCATTCAACGCATCCTCAAGTTCCTTCTTGGAAGCGAGGTTACCAATGGAGTCGATGACAATGATCACCTCATCCTTGGGGTCTAACTCCTCGAGTTGAGAGATCAGGTCGAACTTCAGTTCCTCGACGTTGGTGATTGGAGTGTGTAGCACACGATCAGTGTCAATGCCAAAGGTCTCGAAGTATGCCTGCGGCGAACCAAACTCTGAATCGTAGAACAGTACCACTGACTCAGGTTTGGCACGTTGGTATGCTGCTGCCATCAGCAGGGCGAACGAGGTCTTGAAGTGCTTACTGGGACCAGCAAGTACAGTCAGACCAGACGATAGACCACCGTCCACGTCACCACTCAGGGCGACGTTTATCATGGGCACATCGGTGTTGACCAGTGCCTTCTCTTGGAAGAACTTACTCTGCGACAGTGTCGCTGCTGTCTTGACTTTCGAGTTCTTCTTCAATTTTTCCATAATTCCAGACATTAGATCTCCTTACATTTTCCGTCTTTATGATATCTTCCGAGGTGTCCTGGGAGTATCCCAGTCCGACCACATTCAGGGCAATCAGCACGCTTCCACTTCAGTGCTGCTTGCGCCAGTTTCTTCTTTGCCTCGGCGGTATGTTTCTGTCCCCACCGAGGAGAGTCCTCACCGAACTTACCAGCATTCGGACTCACTGTACCATGCATTGGGTTGTTCTCGCCTTTCTTCGATTCAGAGATCTTGTACCTTATGATCTCCTCTTTACCGATACGACCACTCAATGCCAAGTATGCGCATTGGTCTTGCCACTTGCCATACTTCTCGTACAGGGTGCGGTGGGCATCAGCATGCTCTTCAACCGTGAGTTCCACGATGTTGCCTGCTGAATCCTGCCCACCCATATGACGAGGTATGATGTGGTGCCTATGAGTCAGTTTCTTCGACATCCACTTCTTCGTCATCTGACTTACCAAAATCAATATTCTGTTCAACCTCACGTGAGTCGAGGTCGTACTCTTTGCGATACTCGTTGTTGACGTCAAGCACATGCTCGAGCAACGAGAACTTATCACTATATGAGGTCAGTGCTGCCACATCCTTTGGGAAGCAAGCACCACCAAAACCTCTCTTGTGGTCTGGTCCAGGAACACGCCAGTGCGAGTTGCCCAGTCTTGGTTCTGCTGCCAGCATCTTGATTACCTTCAAAGGTTGAACCGTGTATGGTTCATCTGACAGAGCATCCCACAACTGATTGAAGAATGTCACCTTCATAGCAAGGAAGGCATTGATCGCATACTTCGTGAACGATGCTTCTACTGGATGGCATACATGAATACCACCATCGTCCTCTGTGTTCTTGGGGAAGATGATGTATGAGTTCTGATCCAAAAAGGACAGCAACTCACTGACTGCCTGCTCTAGACCACCAAACACCATGTACTGGGGATGACAGTATTCGTGATCAGCATTCTTCTCAGTCAAGAACTCAGGCGCATATATGAACCTGCCGACATTACCGCTCATCTCGACCTGTCGACAGATCTTGTCGATGACATCAGGAGTGGCAGTCGACTTCAACACAACTGCTGACTGCGTATGGGTAATCAGTTTCAGCACAGCATCAACTGTGACTGCGGCATCGATCCTTCCCTTCGAAGTCGTTGGGGTAGGCGTACAGACAAAGGTCAGTACAGGTTCCCTTGATATCAACTGGTCGATGTTCGTGCCGTAGTTGGGGTCGACAAGGAATCGTTCGACTTCTGGATGAAGAGCACGCTCAACTGCCTTGCCCACGAAACCATGACCTACGATAGCAACGATGGGTTTCTCGTTGACTCGACCATATTCAGGGTCTCGGGAGAAGAAGTCTAAGTTTTGCTGCTCCTGTTGCCCCTGCTCTTGCTCGTTTTGTTCATTCATTGTTTGTTCCTCCATTACAATAACTCTATTCTACGCATTCAGATTCAAATGTCAACACCTCAATTCCACACTGGGAAAGGAACTCAGAACCACACCCTTTAGACGCCTGATACTCCTCGCCGACATACACCGTGGTAATGCCTGCCTGATGGATCGCCTTCGCACACTCAATGCAGGGAGTGTGTGTACAGAACATCACTGAATCCTTGGATGACTCTGTGCTTGCTGCTACCTTCATAAGAGCATTCATTTCGGCATGCAGTACTTCCTTCTTGGTGAGCAGAGTACAAGTGCCTAACTCATGTTGGTGGATAGTGTGTTCACACTCGTTGTCCCAACCAGCAGGCATACCATTATACCCCACACTCAGGATACGGTTGTCCTTGACAATGATGGCACCCACCTTCAGTTTCTTGGCAGAACTCAGTTGGGCAAACTCCCTTGCCACGTTCATATAAACTTGTTTGAATTTATTTTTCACTCTATGAAATCTTCTCTTGAGAGTGACGGCAGGTCAGTCTCTTTGATAAACACGCCGTCAACCATACGACCCTTCCGATGCTTGATGTCGTCCCACGCAACCTCAAGACAGTGGGCAAGTGTCAGTTTGTTACGTTCCGCGATGTTGATTAGGACGACAATCATATCACCGATGTCGTCAGCAATGTCATTGCCCTTACAGATATTGTCGGACAACTCGCCTGCCTCTTGGATCAACTTCATGTACTGATCCTTGTCTGTTGACCCTTCGATGAGATTGCGGTCGTGATGCCACTGCTTCACTTTCTCGCTTAGGGTGATGAGGTCACCATTCTCGTGCCAATATTGTGCATTCATTCTCTATTCCTCGAATTCAAAAGTGTTTGCATATGCCCATGAGATAGCACCCTGTGCTTCCTTCTCAAGTGGGCGGTTGTCATACCAACCACCATTATCAGCGTCGATCTGCTTACATAGCATTGATATTTCTCTAGCAGTGATTGGATACTTTGCCCTGACAGCATTGCATGCAACCGCAACCATGATCCTGTAGAGACCAGTATACCAACCAGTCTCTGAGATGCCTCTATACTTATCGATCATCTTATTAGGAAGAAACGGGCAGTCATTTGGACCTGCCCACGTCACGTTGGTGTTCGTCAATGAGTTCTTGCGATGCTCAAGGACAGATTCCCTTACACCTTCGGGAAGAGAGTCAAGGAACGAATTCCCAGTCTTCTCTTGGTACGGGAATTCCCGTATTAGTTGGTCCACATCCAGAGGTTGCCCATCAGACAGGTTGTGGATAAAATTAAAAGCACCTTCATACGTTGCTGGTATATAATACATTCGCGAAGAATCTTTTGTCTGCGCGTCTCCAAGATCGCCGCACCATCGATTAAGAGCATACCAAAACTTCCTGACCTCGTCTGCCTGCACTCGGCGTGATAGATCGAAGACAACTCGTAGTTTAATCTTCTCACGTGTACATGAAGCAGTACTGTATACAATACAACGAGTACCTGCAAACCGATCAAGTATTTCATCAACATTTTCTACACCCTCATCAATATCAACACATGCCCAGTGACCCCACTCGGTCACATTCTTGTTGGCACGAGTGGTTCCCATTTCATATACAGCAGGACTGATCAACTGTGCTGATTGCTTTCCCGTCAGCGGTCTCTGAGACAGATTGGTCAGCAGGTTGACGAAGTCCTGCCATGAGTCGAAATCCATGGTGCGGTGCGTCTTGTTATCGTATGCCGACTTGAATATTGTCAGTGAATAACTCATCCGAAGAAATCCTCCAAAGACACCACCTTCTCTGCTGTCCACCCAATCGCCTCAAGCACTGGTTCGATGGGAGACATAAATGCCTTCTGAAACTGCAGGTCATAGTCGACATACTTGACCAGTCCCAACTCTTCGGGCAGGAAGTCAGGGAACGCAATGATGTTCTCTTTGATTGGGTTCTTGGGATCGAGATAAACAAACTTTATCTTCTCGCCTTCTTTAATCACCGTGTGCTTTCTCGTCAGTTTCTTTTCTTCGAGTTCACGGTTATACAGCAGGGAACCACGCACATGAATCGGCGTACCCTTCTTGTATGTACTAGCAGCATCCCTCCACTTACTCAAAGTGGATACGCCTCGAGGGAATGCAATTTCATGGGGTGCCAGTGTATTGAAGTGTGCCTTGAATGCGGCAATGGCATCCTGTGTGTCTTTCTCGTTGCCTGCGATGATCACCTTGAATAGACCCTTCAGCGCGTCACGACAAGAGGCAGGAGTGGAGGACTTGACTGCCTCAATGCCCATGATCTTCAGTTTGGGTTGGGCATACTGCACACCCTCGTTGTTGTGTACATTGAGGATGTATCGCTTCTTGGCGGTCCAGATGCCAGCGTCGGCGATCGCCTCACGACCCATCACCATCCTGTTGGCATATGCGTTCATGTATTCTGCCAGTTTCGCATATGATTTCTCGAACAGTGGTTCGAATTTATCCTGACCAATCTTGTCAATGACAGATACGATCTGGTCGGTGTCGGTCATACCCATCTTCTCAACGAGTGGACCGAAGTTGACATACACCGAGTCAGTATCGATCGCGATCACATAGTCGAAGTTCTCAGTGCCCACGATCTCATTCATGTAGTCGTTGACTGCCTGCTCTGCCCATCGGATGGACAACTGACCAGACCAAGTGATCGCCTCTGCCATGCGGATGTCATAGTAACGGAACCACCTGTTACCGAGTGCACCATAAAGCGAGTTCATCATAATTTTAATCGCCATTTGCTGAGTGTCGAGTTTCGTTATCTCTTTCTCAGCGGTGGGGTCTCCTGCCTCCACCAGTGACTGCTGCTTCAGCATCTCTTGCTTTATACCCTTTCGTTCAGTATACAATACTCCAATCACCGAGGGAATCACGCCCTGATCGTCTTTACGAAAGTGCACACCATTGGCAGCAATACAGTCGTGGGGCGATTTAGAATCGGGTCGAGTCTGGT